GTCAATCTTTTAAGTTTAATAATAGTGTAACAACTGACACGATTACAGATTACATTCCATTTGGACAAGATGCTGATGTATCAGGTGTTAATTATTCACTAAATTTCAATAGTGATATTTCTAGTTTCACAGAAAACATAGAAAACAATAGTTTATATGCTACATATTACGAAGAATACTTAACAAATTTGTTTAGTTCTAAGACACGTTTGGTTGATGTTAAGACGATTATACCAATAAGCATGTTAACGTCTTTAAAACTTAACGATTCACTTATCATTCGTGACAAGAAGTATATCATTAATTCAATGAAATCTAATCTTACTACTGGAGAAGTTTCATTTAGCTTAATAACTAATCAAAGAGAATCAGTAGATTATAACCAAACGATTCATATTGATTATTTAGCACAAGATGTTGTGGTAGACTTTTCGATACCTGAAGGATATAGCATTGTGATTTCTTTACCATTAGAAACGCAATTTGCTACACCAAATGATTATACACCAACTGGAGAACAACAAGTAACTTTTGCTTGTACGTTAAACGCGGGAACAACAGATAGAACAAATACTTTCCCTATGGTTGTAACTACACCTGATGGAGTTTTACCGAATCAATATTTAACAATAATTCAAGCACATGAGATTGGCTATAGAAGACTAGAAGAATTTAGCCATTCATATAGAGTAACTGAAGACGGACAAAGACGAATAATAGAATAATATGAAAGAGATATTTGAGATGTTAAAATTAGATTCATTCTATAATATGAGTGAAGAAATAGAAATAGCGAAAGGTAAAAACGCAATACCTACAACAATTAAAGACGCATTAAAACAAGCTAAAAGAGTTATAAGATGGAAACAAAAACGATAGTAGTAGAAGTTGAAAGTAACTTAGGTAGTTTAAAATCACAGTTAAGAGAGGCACAAGCAGAAGTTGCTGCGATGTCTGAAAAGTTTGGCGCAACAAGTAAAGAAGCAATGAATGCTGCAAAGGCAGCAGGTAGATTAAAAGATACTATTGGTGATGCTAAAGCATTAACTGATGCGTTTAACCCTGATGCTAAATTCAAAGCATTAACTGCTTCAATGTCGGGTGCATTAAATGGCTTTCAAGCCGTTCAAGGTGCAATGGGATTGTTTGGTGCGGAAGGAAAAGCTGTTCAAGAAACTTTACTAAAAGTGCAGAGTGCTATGGCATTGGCACAAGGTGTTGATGGTTTGCTTGAAGCTAGAGATGCGTTTAAAACTTTTGGCGCACAAGCTATTAGTGCATTTAAAAGTATTGCTGCTGCTGTTGCTGCCAATCCTTTAGGTTTATTATTAACTGTAATTGCTTTAGCTGCTACTGCATTTGTTTATTTACAATCAACTGCACAAACAGCGGGAGATAGAATAGTAAAAGGATTTGAAGGTTTAACTAATACGATAAGCAAAACAAATAAAGAACTAGAAAAGCAAGGTAAAATACAAGATGTTCAATCTTCTAATACACTTAAAAACTTAGATCGTGAAGCAAGAACAAGAATTGCTTTAGGTGAGAATGAAACAAAAGTTCAAAAAGAAATTAATGCTTTAAAAATTCAACAGCTTGAAATAGATATAGCTAGAGATAGACAAACGACTAAAGCTTTAAACTCTGAATTAGCTATATTAGAGATTGAAACCACAAGAGCAAGAGGAAAACTAGCACAACAGATTCTTGATGCTAAAGCTGATTATGAAAACAGTATTACTGCACCTGCTAAATTAATTGCAGCAAATGAATTAAATAAATTAAGTGAGCAATTTCGTAGTTTAACAAGTGATAGTAATAAACAAATTCAAGAAACAAGAAAACTTCTTTACGAAAAAACTGCTGAAATAGTTAGTGCAAAAGATGCTGTTGCAAATTTAAAGATTTCACAACTTGAATTAAACAAAGCAGAGAAAGATGGAAGAGATGCAGCGAAGAAAGAAGAGCCTTTTAAGTTAGATAAAATTGGTACTTTAAAAACTAAAGCTGCTGAAGAATTAGAAGTTAAAAGAGAAATTTTAGAAGTTGATTTTAGCCTAGAAGAAGAGTATAGACAAAAAGGGATTGAAGCGGAAAAGGCTGCTAATGAAAAAAAAGCTGCTGATGAAAAAGAGGCCCTTAATGATGAAAGAAATAGGAAGTTAAAAAACTTCCATATGATGATGGATTTAACTAAGGATTCATTACAAGGAATATCAGACTTAGTTGCGGCATTTGCAGGAAAATCTAAGGCAGCACAAAAGAAAGCATTTAACACACAAAAGAAACTTAATATAGCAATAGCTACAATTGACACTATCAAAGGTGCTGTAAGTGCATTTACAGGAATGACATCAACTATTCCTGGTCCTGTTGGTATAGCATTAGGCGTGGTCGCTGCTGCTGGTGTTGCTGCTTCAGGTGTTGCTCAAGTTAAGAAAATATCATCTACTACTTTTGATGGTGGTGGTGGCGGTGATGAAGGTGGTGGTGGTGGTGGCGGTGGCGGTGGCATGAATGCTCCTGCTGTTCCAACTCCTGCTAACTTTAATGTAGTAGGTAATTCAGGCACAAATCAATTGATGCAAGGGTTACAAAGTCAACCTATAAAAGCATATGTTGTAGGTGGAGATGTTACAACAGCACAAAATTTAGATAGAAATAAAATTACAACAGCATCAATATAAAAATGTTATTTAGTTATGGAGAAGTTACAAGAAATAGAATTAACAATTAAGAGTGCCGAAGATGGAGTTTTTGCAGTTTCATTAGTTGAGAATCCAGCAATAGAAAAGGATTTTGTGTACTTATCTTCTGAAGTAGTTGAACTTAAAGTAGTAGATGAAGAAAGACGTATAGTAGTAGGTTTCGCTTTAGTTCCTGAAAAGAGAATCTTTAGACGAATGAACGGTAAAGATTTCAACATCTTTTTTACGAAAGAAACGGTTGCACAAACAGCTGAAATCTACATGAAGAAATTAAATCTAAACAACTTTACTACAGAACATGAAGAAAAGGTAGATGGAATTTCAGTAATAGAAAGTTGGATTGTGGAGGATTCTAAGAATGACAAATCTAATCTTTATAATCTAGGTGCTAAAGGTGGCGAATGGGTTTTAATGTCAAAGATTTACAACGATCAAGTTTGGAGTGAAATTAAGAACGGAACATTCAAAGGTTATTCTATTGAAGGTGCATTTGATGGGTTTGAGCAATTACATTCTAAAGAAGATGAGATTATAAACGAATTGAAAACTTTGATAAATGCCTAATACAATAAATACAGCTTATGAAGTTCAAGCAGATACTGTAGAAAGTGAATCAGGTATATCTATTGAAAATGGTGTATTACACGTTTACGATAATAAACTAAAAGTACATTTAAACGGTGCAATCCAAGAAGTAACTTTAGGAAGTACAACTGTTAATGCTAGAAAATATGGCTCATTGTATTCTACTGTAACGCAATCACCAACAATAAGTATAGTAACTGCAATTACATTGAATGGAACAGATGCAAGTTCTACTAGTGGTGTTTCAATTGTGAATAGTAGTAGAGTAAAAGTAGATACTGTAGGAGTTTATAACGTTCAATTTTCAGCACAGCTATATCGAGTTCAAGGTGGTACTGTAAAAGAAGCGGTAATATGGTTAAGAAAAAACGGTGTTAATGTGCCAAATACATCTACACGTGTTACAATGCAGTCTAATTCAGATTTTTTAGTTGCTGCGTGGAATTTCTTTATAAGTCTTGCGGCTAATGATTATATAGAATTAATGATCTATCAAAACGATGCAATTCAGTTAATAGCAGAAACAGAAAATTTAACACATGGTTATCCAAGTTTACCTAGTGTAATATTAACAGTTGATAAAGTAGGTTAAAATGGCAAAGGTAAAAAAACCAAAATTAAAAGATTACGAAAAAAAATCTAAAGGACAAGGATTAGGAACGTTAGTAGGTCAATCTATAAGTGTTATAGTAAACATTTAAAAGTTGAATTTACAACAAAATAAAATAAGTTTTGTTAAATAGATAATAACTAAAAATTATAAAAATGAGTTTAAAAGAAAACGTTAATTCTGTACTAAGAGCAGTAGGCTTGAAGGCAGTAGAAATAAAATTAGCACAAATGAAATCAGAAGATGGAATAACAGTCTTTGAAGCTGAATCTTTTGAAGCTGATTATTCAGTTGGTATCGCAACAGAAGAAGGAATTGTTCCTGCTCCAGTTGGAGAATATACACTTGAAGATGGTACTATTATGGTAGTTCTAGTTGAAGGTGTTATTGCTGAAATTAAACCAATGGAAGAAGCACAAGCTGAAGTTGAAGTAGAAGTTGAAACTCCTGAAGTTGCTGCAGTTGCAATGGAAGAAGCACAAACGGTAAAGAAAGTAGTTGAATCAATTACTAAAGAAACATTCTTTTCTGAAATTGAAGCATTGAAAAAAGAAAATATTGAATTAAAAGCACAATTAGAAGCAAAGAAAGAAGTAGTAGAATTGGCAGTAGAACAAGAAGTTGAGCCTATACGTTTCAATCCTGAGAATTCTAAGCCAGTTGAAACTTTTAGATATTCAAAAGGTGCTGCACAAACGACTTTAGATCGTGTATTAAATAAATTAAATAAATAATTAACTAATAAATTTTAAAAAAATGCCAACAACAACATCAATCACTACAACTTATGCTGGAGAATTTGCAGGTAAGTATGTGTCTGCTGCTTTGCTTTCTGCAAACAGTTTAGAAAATGGTGGAATTACGATTCTTCCTAACGTAAAGTTCAAACAAGTAATGCAAAAAATTGGATTAGATGGAATCCTTAAAGATGCTACTTGTGATTTTACATCTACATCTACAGTTACTTTAACTGAAAGAATCTTAACATTAGAAGATTTCCAAGTTAATTTACAATTGTGTAAGAAAGATTACCATAACACATGGTTAGGAATGGAGCAAGGTTATTCTGCTCACGATGTATTACCTACTTCATTCGCTGATTATCTTATTGCATTGGTTGCTTCTAAAGTTGCTGCTACTGTAGAGACTAACATTTGGTCGGGTGCTACCGCTACTTCAGGTGCTTTTGATGGTTTTGAAGTTCTTTTAGCTGCTGATGCTGCTCTTCCTGCTGCTAATGAAGTTGCTGGTGCTGCTGTTTCTGCTTCAACTATTATTGTTGAATTGGGTAAAATTGTAGATGCTATTCCTGCTGCTGTATACGGTCAAGAAGGATTAAGAATTTATGCTTCACGTTCAATTGTTAAGGCTTACATTCGTGCTTTAGGTGGATTCGGAACAAGTGGATTAGGTGGTAACGGTGTTAACGCACAAGGTACACAATGGTACACAGATGGAAGTTTATCTTTCGATGGTATTCCATTGTTTATGTGTTCTGGTATGACTTCAACAGTTGCTATCTGTACTTATCCTGAAAACTTGTTTTTCGGAACTGGTTTACTAGCTGACACAAATGAAGTAAAAGTTATTGATATGTCTGAATTAGATGGATCTCAAAACGTTCGTGTTGTTATGCGTATGGCTATGGGTATTCAATATGCTAACGTTTCAGATATCGTAACTTACGGAATCACTAACGCAGCTAACTAATAATTAATTATTAACTAAGAAGGGGTGGTGCAATATACACCATCCCTTTTTTAATACATAAACGAAATGCCTTGTGAAATAACCTTAGGGAGAATTGAGCCCTGCAAAGATAGTATCGGTGGATTAGATGCAGTTTACTTCGTTAACGATGGAGATGCTACTGGATACACTTTTGATGCTGTAAATACTGATGCAATTGAAACCGTAACAGGTACACCAATTGCTTTTAAATATGACTTAAAAGGAAGTACTAATACGTTTACTCAAACTATCAATAGTTCAAGAGAAAATGGTACTACTTTCTTTGACCAAAAATTATCTATTACTTTAAAGAAACTTTCTGTATCTGACCATAAGCAACTTAAATTGTTGATTTACGGAAGACCAAACGTTATTGTTAGAGATAACAACGGTAATTTCTTCTTAGCAGGAAAAGACTTTGGAATGGATGTAACTGGTGGAACTATCGTAACTGGTGGTGCAATGGGTGACCTTAGTGGTTATACTTTGGAATTAACTGGAATGGAGAAAGTGGCTGCTAACTTCTTTGAAGCTACTACTGAAGCATTACTTACTACTGCTGGTTATACAATTACTGCTGGAGTTTAATATTAACTTCTCTAGAAATAAAAACCTTCATCTAATCGGTGGAGGTTTTTTTGTTTTTAAAACAGTTTTTAACTTTTCTTGTTATTATAGTATATGATTATCTTAAAAGAATTAGCGACAAGTCAAACGTTTAAAGTTATTCCAAGAACATTGGCAGCAACATCTATGACTTTTACGCATGAAGAAACTGGAATAGTTACAACTTATGCAATTACACCAACTACAGATAGATATTATTTATCTATTTCAAAGATTCTTGTTTTAAAAGATAATCATTTTTATACGCTAAATATATTGAATGGAGCGACTGTAGTTTATACAGATAAGGTATTCGTTACAAATCAAACAATAGCAACTTATTCAATTAACAACGGAGAATATGTACAATCTTCTTCAAATAATGACTATGTAGTTTATGAGTGATACATCAAATAGTTTTATACTAGAATTATCTAGTTATACACAGCCTTCAATTGTAGAAGATTCACGCAACGCATGGGTTGAATACGGAGAATCGAATAATTATTATAGTTGGCTCATAGACCGTTATCGTAACTCACCAACAAATAATGCTGTTATTAACAATATGTCTAAGTTGATTTACGGTAAAGGGTTGGATGCTAAAGATGCAAACAGAAAGCCAAACGAATACGCACAAATGAAAATGCTATTTGGTAAAACTTGTTTGCGATCTACAATATTAGATTTAAAGTTGATGGGATCAGGTGCTTTTCAATGTGTTAAATCAAAAGGTTTAGTATCAAAGGTTGAGCATTTACCAATGAATCTATTAAGACCTGCTAAATGTAATAAAGACGGAATTATAGAGGGTTATTGGTATTCTGATAATTGGGAAGATGTAAAGAAATTTGTACCTAGATTTATTCCATGTTTAGGAACATCAACTGAAGATATTGAAGTTTTAGTATTTGGTAACTATTCAGTAGGTAGAAAGTATTTTTCATCTGTTGATTATGAAGGTGCTTTAGACTATTGTGTATTAGAAGAGAGAATAGCTGAGTACCTAATTAATGAAGTAGAAAACGGATTTTCAGGCACTAAAGTAGTTAACTTTAATAACGGTGTACCAACTGAAGAACAACAAAGGTTGCAATCTAGTAAAGTACTAAATAAGTTAACAGGTTCAAGAGGTCAAAAAGTAATCGTTTCTTTTAATAATAATGAAACGCAAAAAACTACTGTTGACGATATTCCATTAAACGATGCACCACAACACTACGAATACTTATCTACAGAAGCTAGAAACAAGATTTTAGTAGGGCATAACATAACTTCTCCTATGTTGGTAGGTGTTACTTTAGATGGTAGTGGTTTTTCTAGTTCAGCAGATGAAATTGAAGTAGCATCAATCTATTTTTATAATACTATTGTAAATCACTTTCAAGAATTAGTTACAGATGCTTGTGATACTATTTTAGCAGTAAACGGTATTTATTTAGATTTATTCTTTGAACGTAAATCTTTAACGACAGATTCAAATGTTGTTTTACCAACAGAAGATACAATTATACCTTCTTTAGCACCTGCTGTTACAATGTCAGAACAAGATGAACTAGAAGGATATGAATTAGTAGATTCTCAAAGGGTGGATTACGATAAGGAAGATGAATTAGACGCACAATTAGAGCTTTTAAACGCACCAAAAGAAGAAACTATACTATCTAGAATAGTAAACTTTTTAAAGACGTCTACGGGGGTGGCTAATACTACTAGAAATAGTGAACAAGATACTAAACTATTTAAAACAAGATACCGTTATTCAGGTGGTTTATCAGAAGATTCAAGAGATTTCTGTAAAAAAATGGTTAATGCTAATAAACTTTATAGAAAAGAAGATATTGTAGCTATGTCTTCACAAGTAGTTAACGAAGGTTGGGGACCTGAAGGTACTGATACTTACGATGTATTCTTGTATAAAGGTGGAGGTGATTGTCATCATTTTTGGACTAGAGAAACTTATAGAAGAAAAGGAACTGATATAATGTCACCAAATAAAGTACAAGTTACACCAGCACAAGCAAGAAAAGAAGGTGAAATTTTACCTACTAATCCTTCAAAGGTTTATCAAAAACCTGTTGATATGCCTTATAACGGTTTTTTACCAACTAATAAAAGATTTAACTAATGGCACAAGCACTATTTGTCACTACTACTGACATTGCAAAATTCACTTCTTTAAATGGTAATTTAGATCCCGATAAGTTCACAGATAAAATGAAGGTTGCTCAAGATATTCACATACAAAATATTCTAGGTACAAAGCTATTTAATAAGATAAACGATGGAATTGTAGCCAATAACTTAGTTGCTCCTTACACAACGTTATTAACTGCTTATATTAAGCCTATGGTTATTCATTATACTATGGTTGAATATTTACCTTTTGCTAGTTATACATTTGGCAACAAAGGAGTTTACAAGCATGGAAGTGAAAATGGTGAAACTATATCTAAAGAAGAAATGGATTCATTGATTGAAAAGGAACGTAGTTTAGCACAACACTATAATGAAAGATTTGTAGATTACATTTGTTTTAATTCTAACTTGTTTCCTGAATATAACTCAAATACAAATGGGGATATGTTTCCAGATAGAGATGTTAACTTAGGTGGCTGGTATTTATGAAGATAAAATATAAACAAAAAGCATCTAACGTTAAGAAATTAGAGCAGTATATAATTAAATTAAGCAAAGAAAATGCCAAATTACAAGATATCGGGGTTAACAGCCTATCCAAATAGTACGTTTGCAGCAACAGATAAGTTTGAAGTATCTTATCTTTCAGGAGGTGTTCACTATTCTAGGTACTTGACAGGTACACAAATCTTTAATACATTACAAACTAAGCTAGTTTCAGGCACAAGTATCAAAACTATTAACGGTAATTCATTACTTGGTAGTGGTGATTTGGTAATTAGTGGTGGTGGAGGAAGTGGTATTTTTGGAATACCAAATGCTTCAGGTGTTTATACTTATTACGCTACGTTAACACTTGCAATGGCAGCAGCAGTAAGTGGTAATACTATTGAGATGTTTGCTGATGTAACTGAAACTGGAGCAGTAACTATTACTTTAAAAAATGGTGTTAATATCAATGGCAATAGTCATACTTATACTCTTAATAATAGTGGATTAACACACGCATTAACGGTAGCTGTAACGGTAGCAACATCTTGTAATATAAATAATTTAAACGTTATTAGAACAGGAAGCACAGGTACATTGTTTGATAATTCTTGTTTAACATTAGGAGCAGCAGGAAGTGGTGTAATTAATTGTGCTGGCTCTACATTTAGAAATTCAGGTAGTGGAGTAGGTATATTATTCAATACAAATTCAACTCACGAAATTAACTATGCAGTAGCTTATTCAACTTCAACTTATGCTGCTTTTGGAATATTTACTAGTGCAG